ACAAGATTGTCTGAGGCAGCCTTAGCCAAGGCCAATGTGCCAATTGGGAATTGCTTCCCAACCGTCGGAGTATGGTCCCAATAAAGGACTGTCCTCCATTTCGTGCGGTACTTAGTTTCCTCGCCAACCTGGCGAAGATTCCAAGCGCCGTTTACTATGTCGCCACGCAGATATGCGAGCATTAGGCCAGCCTCGTTGTAAATCCGAGACTTGCCGGGCCCGCGTACCTTTTGCGCTTCAATATCCAAACGAAGCTGCGATTTGCACGGCTCCCAGGCTTTGTACTTAACGACACCGAATATCGGGTCGCCTTGTACTCCTGAGTAGTCGCGCGTTTCGCAACCTAGCTTGTTTAATAGGCGCGAGGGTACTTTGATACCTGCATCATCGTTTTCACATAATGGCACGTACAGTTTCCTGCAGTGCCTGTGAAGGTAACGGATGGACCTACGCAACCGGAAACCGGTTAGCGCAGACCACTCGTTAAGACGATTTATGGCTACATACCGTGAAGCTTGCGTCCGGAGGGTTTTAATATAAATCCCTCGTACGGGCAGACCTTTGAAATAGTCCGCCCCGCATGACTCACGGAACGGTCCTTCTAAGAAGGACTTGTCGTTGTTAACCTGGAACCCAAGGAGATTGAGCAACCGGATAATCTTCCCGGCTGCTCTCGTTTCGGCGATGATATCATCACCGAACACTCCAAAGTTCCCATGTGACCACTTGACCTGGCTAGGGTCGTGTGGAAAAGGTAACCCATATCTTCGTTTTAACATGAAGTAATGGGCCAACTCCCTTGGACTTACGTCCAGAGCACATGTGGTTCGCTTACGAGGTATTCCCTCGATGGCGTAAACAGCGGCAACTACACAAGCGAAGATGATAGTCTCTAATGGGAACGTAAAACCGTTACCCATCGAGCTTACCATCCATAGCTGCTCTACCCTGCCGTCAGGCAGGGTCACTGTAGGAGACCTAAAGCACTTTAGCCATTGGACAATGTCCTCCGGCATAGTTGCCTCAAGCATCTTCAGTGACACGGAATCACTAGCCGCGGAGAGATCTATAGTACATAGATCTTCGTTGATGCTAGCAACCCGTGCGAGCTCTCGGTTCTTGTCCTGCTGCGTTCGAATGTCTATCCCAAAATACCGGGACAGACGTTTCTCGAATACAGCCCCGAGCCCCAACTGGAAATACATGTTGAGACTCGGTTCAGTACAAATAACACGAGATATTGTAGCGTTCTTATCCACGAAAGATAAGCGGTTACCTGCCACTATGCTGGGGGCCCCGTACTCTGATGATCGATGGCTTTCGGCCAAAGACCAGAGGGGGGTCTTGCAAACGTAGTGTTTATAGAGTATCCTGATCCGCTCACTTGTACAGGCGCCAGAGCTAGAGAAAAGCTTCGTATAGAAGTCATTCCCTCTCGCTCCAACGCTTGCACCGGGTCCGACTCCACCTAGCTTTGCAAGCTGGGCAGGGCCGGATACCACGGAATACCCGTGATGCGTGAAGAATTTGTACAGCTCCTGACGGAACTGCCCAAATAGAACTTCATCACCACTGGTATTTAAGTTGAGCTCCCAATCTCTGCAGAGTATGTTACTCTGCTCAAATTTCTCGAGTGCCATAGCATCAGCCGTCTCTTCCTTCACATCCTTAAATTTCTTAAGTAGTGAATTCAGAAGGGCCGTCGCCTGACGTTCTCGAGGGGATATTCCGGGCCACTCCTCGCCGACCGTAAGGTCAGTGTTGGGAAGTTGCTCGGATAGGTCCAGGAGCAGGTTAGAATAAAGAGCTTCACTGTGTAAACTCACAAGTAATCTCCAATCTGGAAGTAAGCGTAGTGCTTACTCAATAAAGTCAGGTACTGCGAAGTCTCCAGCAACCGCTCCTAAACCATGGAGCGTTCTGTGGATATCGCAGATGATGAGAAACATCTCATCAGATACGCAACCTGGCGATCCAGACGGGAGCTCTAGGAGTTCCTGCGCTGCTTTTTCAAGCACCGTTAGGGTTCTGCACAAGTCAGGACAGTCCACCTCCTCAAGGTTGAGGTCGTGGAAGTCGTTTAACCGATGCATTGCACTATGCAATGATGCGGTTATTTCTTGTGCTACTTCTTTTGCTGCCTGTTCTAGTTCGTTAGATAACATATCTAGTCCTCTTTATTGAGTTTTTCAGCTTCTTCTTCCGATGTTTCGATATCCACCTTACCTTCAGCTTGAAGGTGGTGAAGACCGCAACCGGAAAGAGTAGCAAGCACCGCTAACATAGCCATTAAGGACGGCCATCCTTTGCGAAAACGCATTAGATGATACCGTCTATCGTGGCTTGTGCTAGCGAATCGGCGTTGCCATACATGACACCGCCTAGTACGCTGAAGAGTGCCCGGATGTTTTCTGGGTCAGCCGAGTCTGCTCCTGCTACGATCGGAATTCTGATCTCGCAGTTGCTGATTTGGTCTGACTGTCCAGACAAGGGTAGCATGCCTTTACGGATGCGAACCTTGAAGACATTCCGGGGTTGCACTCCCAGAGAGCCCGTTACAGGGTTAGGCTGACCGACTCCGCGAAAGTTCGCAGGACGTTCAACCGTAACAGTAAACGGGTTCGAGATTGAATGCACATCCACTTCACTGGGTTGCGTTCCGCCAAGAGCGGTAACGGCCCACTGTTTTGCATATGCCTTCTGAGCGGAATCTTCCGTCAACGTGAACGTTGGCGAAGTAAATCCCGTCACAGTAGCCCCCACTACGGGGGTTGTCAATGACACTGACATTTTTGAGGTACTCCTCAGTTAGTTAGTTGACAACGTCTAATCATTTAGACGTCGAAGAAGCTTCTGAACACTACGCCCTCCTGCGAACAAAGCGGCCATATTTAGCCACTTTGTAGCCGTACCCGGAATGGAAAATTCCAAGTCCGGCACGAGCGAACCGTAAAAAGGTTCACGCTCGACGCGTTTGACGTAGGTCGAAGCACTACCCATACTATTCACCCTCTTCACTATCACCGCTTTGGTGCGCGAGTTCTCAAATGTATCCGCAGCTGTTTTCCAAACAGGCTGTTGATCGCAAAAGGAAGTCGTGGTCTCCTCAACCGTGGTTTTCATGATCCACGGAAGAAGTGACCTAGGAAAAGAGAGTGCGTAGATTATGTCACCAATATTGGCAAAATAATCAGCTAAGAACGAATAGGGCACTAGTTCCCAGAGAGTGGGGAGCCATTGGTCGGGCGCAAACCCGACTTTTTCGGCTATATATCCACTCTCACTAGCGCTCATTCGAACCTGACCTCGATAGATTACGGTCGCTTTAGAGATTACTCTCGATCGCGACTTAAATCCAGGTGACGAGAATGTTCGTTGACTCATCAAGGACCCTGAGTTAGGGTCCCAAAATGAATCTTCGGCAATTCCCACACCTTGTATGGCTTGGATGTCCCTCCTATTAAAAGAATCCTCATCGATGATGTATTGAATCACATCATCGAGTTCGGATATAAGAGGGGCGTGTCCAAACTTCCACTCGAGCCAGGTGTCCGTGACCATCTTTGTGAGAACGTCTGCTCGTCTATGACGAGGCTGACGCCAGAGCAAACGGCGACTTTTCATCGCTCGATTTCGTATCGACCTGATATAGGCGTTTAATCCATTTCGCAAAGATTTACCCGGACTCTTAACTTGACGAACGAGTTCAGTGAACTCACCAATTAGCTCACCAGATTGTAACACCTGGCGAGCGTCGTTGGCTTCAGATATGAAGTTCGTCAACGCATGGTTATTGGCCTTGGCAAGAAGAGCGGGATCGTGACTACCAGCCCAGGGGATTTGTTGAAACTTGTCCCCAAAGTAGTAGTCAACTGACGGATAGCTGCCCTTAGGCTCGCCCTTCCAGTCATGAATCCAAATCTCCTCAGCAGAGTGAGCTTTTAGATCATACCGCCGTATCGTTGCAGACATTGTTGTGCCTGCTTGGATATTGCGTTTGATCTGCTCTCTCCACCGCGGATTTTTGGTTCCGACTAGAGAACGAGTATCCACTAGACTATGATCGGAGGAAGTGTAGCTGGTAACAATACCATCCACCCTTTCCCGGCCAAAGTCGTAGTAGCGACGTTTAGGCATATCAAATGCTTTAACGTAAGGTTCAGCTGTAGTCATCTCCGCCTCCTAGGCGCCTGGTGGTGTTCCACACTATTGTGGTTCATCCACGGGACTCCGTGCATTTGACAGCACGGAG